GCCGCCGCCGCCGCTAACCAGAAGTTAGAAGGTGACGATCCTGCATCGTTGGCTGTTGTCGAGCCTGTTAAGTTGACCAACCATACTCAGATTTCTGAGAAGGCTGTTCAGACTTCAGGTACGGCAGAAGCCGTTGATTGGGCAGGTCGTAAGTCCTCGCAAGCGTATCAACTTGCCAAACGCGCTAAAGAAATTAAGCGTGACATGGAATTGATGCTTACAGGTGAAGATGTTAAAGCGGCAGGTGCGGCAGGTGTTGCTCGTAAGACTGCGGCCTTTATGTCTTGGCTTGGTGATTCCACTGCGGCTGACTCCAACATCATTGATGCTACGGCAGGCCCTGCGGCTCCGATTGCTAACAATGGCGATGGTACGACTGTTGCGGCTCCTGCGGGTGCTGACGTTGTTTTGACGATGGATCATGTCAATGATTGCGTACAGCAGGTGTGGGAAGCAGGTGGCAACCCAGATGTAATCATGTGTGATGCGTCATTGAAAGTTAAAATGTCGGCTCTGGCAGGTTCTGTCGTTGCTGATCTTGTGACTAACCATGACAAAGCGTCACCCGCCCATGCAGTTAATTCTGTTGATGTAATCGTCACAGACTTTGGTACGTTTAAAATTGTACCTAGCCGTCTGTGTTTGGCTAACCAGTTGTACATTGTTGATTTCGATTTCTGGAGCATTGATTATTTGCGTCCATTTACGACTGAAACTTTGGCTAAGACTGGTGATTCCGTCAAGCAGATGATGGTTGCTGAGTATGGCCTTCGTGGTAAGAATGGTCAGGCTAACGGTGCTGTTATTGGCGTTAAAGCGGCGTAATGAGTTTGGCTCCCCTTCGGGGGAGCCTTTCTTTCTGAGGATACTATGAGTAAAAAACTACTTAAAGAAGGTCTTAAAAAACCTAAAGAGCAAACAGTAAAAGAAAAACCTTACACTGTTAAAGCATCTGTACAGAAAGCAGTAAAAGATTTAAAAGCAATGTCAAAGGATAGAGGATCACTACCGCTATGAGAGATAAGCATTACCGTAAAACCACAGTAGAAGAACATTCTGATGGTACGGCTAGTATTGTTACTCACCAAGATGTTGAGCCTATATTAAAGAACAATAAAGAATTATTAAATAACTATGGTGACAAGCGTACCTTTGGTAAGCAACAACATGGTATGAGAGTGGCATCTATTCCTGTAGGTATATGGGAGCAGTGGATGAAAGAAACAAACGGTGCAATAGAAAAAGACAGCAAGTTAATGAAGAAGTATCTTAACGATCCTGATAACGCTTTTTTACGCACTACACCAACGAGGCTATAACTATGTGGCTATATCAATCCCCACAGCCGGGCAACACCCAAGTTAATTACCCACAACTAAACGACAAAGTATATTACGTTTCTCGTAGATAATGGCTATATCAAACTATACAGAACTTAAAACTGCTGTAGCGAACTGGTTAGATAGAGATGATCTGACTAATCGTATACCAGAGTTTATAGCATTAGCGGAGTCTAGGTTTAATCGCCTACTCCGCATTCGTGCTATGGAGTCTAAGCAAACCGCATCTACTGTAGCAGGACAGCAGAACCTAGCATTACCCGCTAGGTTTATACAAATGCGTAATCTACAGATTAATACATCTCCTGTAACCCCAATGCAATATGTCACACCTGAAATATTTGACCGCTTATATGGCGGTTCTGCTAATGGCACTCCCAAGTTTTATACTATTATTGCTAATGAACTTCAGTTAGGCCCAACGCCAGACACAGTTCAAACAATAGAGATGTTGTTTTACGAAAGGTTTGAAAACCTTACAGACAGCGCAACAACTAACTGGATGATTACTAACGCTCCTGATATCTATTTGTACGGCGCTATGCTAGAAGCAGAGCCATTTATTATGAATGACCCTAGAGTACAGTTATGGGCTACAGCATTCCAACAGGCTATCACAGACCTACAAGAACAGGACAATAGAGATAGACACTCTGGTTCAGCACTGAGGGTAATGAATACTAGCGGGTATCCATGACAGCCCCTATAACGTGGGCTGAGGCTAGTTCACCTATCTATTGGTCTAACATAGGTATTAACTGGAATACTCCCGCTAAAACAGAATCAGAAACATTTGGAATAGATACCAGTTATGTACTAGGCACAGACCATACATTAGTAGGTTATGCTGTTATTAGTGTAACAATGGGTTATCAAAATGGTAATTCATTTTTATGGAATCCTGTTGACGATCCTTCTAGCATATGGACAGAAGTGTCAGACCCAACATCTATCTGGACTGAACAAGCAGACCCATCATCGGTATGGACTAAAAGTGATTACCCAGACTAATAAATTTAAAGCCGATGGAGGCTTACGAATGAATCATAATACAGATATGAATCTAAGACTCAAGAACGTATGGACTATTGAGTGTTTTGATTCTGACGGCAATATTAAATGGGAAGAAACTAAAAAGAATTTAGTAGTTACTGAAGGTCTTAATCATATTTTATCTAGTACATTTGATGGCGGTACACAGATTACTACATGGTATGTAGGGTTAAAAAGTTCTGGGTCTGTATCTGCGGCTGACACTATGTCTTCTCATGCAGGTTGGACTGAGCCTGTTCCGTACTCGCAGAGCGTAAGACAAACACTTACGTTAGGTACTGCCGCAAGCGGTAGCATTGACAACACAGCAAACAAAGCAACATTTTCTATAAATGCAACTGCAACTATATCGGGAGCATTTATTACTAGCAACGATACTAAATCTGGAACATCAGGATTACTATACGGAGTTGTAGATTTTTCTTCAGCACGATCTGTAATATCTGGTGATACACTTGAAATAACTGTAACATTAACGGCGGCAAGTACATAATGGCATTAGAAACTGCAAACTGGGTAACACAATTAGTACAGACTAATCCTGTTGATGGCGATCCTGTAGGAGAAGGTGATGACCATCTTCGTATGGTAAAGACTGTTTTAAAAAATAGTTTTCCGTCTACTTCTACTTCTGCTATTGTTCCTGATATGTCAGGGCAATCAGGAAAATACTTAACTACGGACGGAACTGATTCGTCATGGGGTACTGTAGAAGCAGGTGACCCTGCGGGTACAGCAGTCGCTATGGCAATCGCATTGGGAGGATAGATGGCTAACGCATTTAAAAACGCAGGAGCGGCAATAGGAGCAACAAGAACAGATGTATATACTTGCCCTGCGGCTACAGAGGCAGTTGTACACGCATTGTATTTGTCTAACGTAGATGGTTCAAGCAGTGTAGATGCTACTATTGAAGTGTACGATAGTTCAGCCACAACCTATTATCATGTAGGTAAAACGCTTCCTGTTCCTGCTGACTCTACGCTAGTGTTTGACAAACCAGTTAACCTAGAGGTAGGGGATAAACTTACAGTTACAGCATCAGCGGCTTCAGACCTTGAATGCTTTCTTAGTGTACTGGAGATTACTTAATGCCTTATCTGGGTACTAAAGGATTAAAAGCCTCTGACATTAGGAGGTTTAATGTTACTGGCTCTACAAGTGCTACCCATACATTAACGTGGGTTGCTCCTACTGAGCAGTCATTAATTGTAACTATCAATGGTGTAAAACAACAAGAAGATGCCTATAGCGTATCAGGCACTACGCTTACACTAACATCTGCTTTGGTTGCTACTGACAAGATGGAAGTTGTAGGAATCAATGATGTGGGCACTACAGTTACACCTGCACAAAACTCTGTCAACAGTTGGCGCATTTGGAGCGGCAGGTATCAACATAAGCAACGGTTCTGCGGGTGGCGACAGTATTTGGAGTGATGGAACAAACACCGTAACTGGATCGGGTGGTGGTGGCGGCAAAGCAAATAATGGCGCTTGGAGCACTCTTTTAGAGAATCAGGGTGCGGCTACTGGAGGAGATTTAAATATTGCAGGTCAAATTGGGCGTATGGGTATAACAAATGAGCAACCCAGAGCCGGCGGACATGGCGGTAGTTCTATTCTTGGTCATGGAGGTTCTCCCATCGCATACGGAGGAGTACCGAATCTCGATCAGGCAACTGGTTACGGAAGCGGTGGAGCAGGAGGGTCTGCATCGGGGATAACTAACAATGACGGCGCACCCGGAAAAGTGGGAATAGTAATAGTTACGGAGTACAAATGACTAGAACAGTAATACAATCAGATGACATTGCATCAGGCGCTATTCCAGAAAGCGGTCTTTCATCAGTACAAACTTTTACTTCATCGGGAGTGTGGAACAGACCGTCTGGCATAACAAAAGTCATCATTTATGTGACAGGCGGTGGCGGCAATGGCGGAGGCTCTACAGGTAACAATTATTATGCAGGAGCAGGGGGTGGAGCAGGTGGAACTGCAATCAAGTTTTTAGACGTTTCAAGCATTTCAACATCAACCATTACGGTTGGGTCTGCGGCAGGAACAAGCAGTTGGGCTGATGGAACAAATACGATTACAGGAAACCCCGGAAGCATCGGTACGAGCACAAACGATATACCGGGAGCAGGCGGAACCGCAACAGGCGGGGATATAAATCTCAGTGGTGGTGATGGTCTTACACGAATAGATAATGCTAGGGGAGGGCAGGGAGGCTCTTCTTATTGGGGAGGCACAGATAGTTATCCAGTAAGCGGAACCCCAAGCGCTCCGACAACTTATGGAACTGGTGGGTCAGCATCCGGTGGTGGAGATTCCGCAGGAGGTGCAGGCGCACCGGGAATCATAATCGTTTGGGAGTACAAGTAATGAGTTATATAGGAAAAGAGCCAGAGTTTACTTCGTATCCATCCAAGTTTTTTAACGGTGATGGCACAGCCATGACTGTATCCCTTGATTACGGCCCACCTAACGATGCGGCATTACTTGTCTTTATTGACGGTGTACGCCAAGACACAGGTGCTTATTCAGTAGCAGGTACTAGCCTAACCTTTAGTGGCAATGTTCCAGTAGGAACAGCCAACGTACAGGTAGTACATCTTGGCATCGCAGTAGATGTTGGTACGCCCGGAGACGCAACAGTCACAGTAGATAAGTTAGGTACAAACTTTTACACCAACGAAACAACTATTGCAAGCAGTTACACACTGCCTGTTAATTACAACGCCATGTCAGCGGGTGAGGTTACTGTAACAGGAACTATTACCATACCGACTGGTAGCACTTGGACAATAGTATGAGCCAGTTATCCGTAGATTCAGTAATACCACAAAGCGGAACAACCGTAACGCTAGGCGCTAGTGGAGACACTATAAATATTCCTAGTGGTGTAACTATGACAAATAGTGGTACGGCTAGTGGATTTGGAAAAGTGTTGCAGGTTGTTCAGACAGTAAAAAGCGATATTTTTTCTACTGCCGCTACTAATTTTACAGACATCACTGGAATTAGTGCGTC